ATACGCGAGAACGAGGGCACAGAGAATAAGGAGGCCAAGCAAGAAGCGTGAGAGAGAAAGAGAGAGATGAGTGCAGTAGAAACCAGAAGGCCACTTGCAAGAACTCAGAAAGAGATAAAATAATTACCATAAAGATGGGATGGAACATCGCACTGGAATTCGTCGCTGGGAGCAATAGGCTCCCAGCATTTGCGAAGACGTGGTTCGACGTTCTGGGAGAAGAGAGAAACACCAGCAGAGGTGACAAGAATGCGAAAATAAAGAGATTGGCCCTAGTAGGACTCAGACAGGGGCGCGTTCAACATACCGCCAACAAGCGGCATGGGAGGGCGAGATAAAGGCAACGTTGGAGCGTTGAGGCAGGTCGTTAAAGTTGTCGACAAGTTCGACGTCGATGCCGTTAGCGGTAAAGAGCGTGGCGACAGAAAGAGCGGTTTGTCGGCGGAAGCGACGGTAAAAAGCGGGAAGTCGCCCGGGGAGCAAGGCACGCGCGACGTTGACGGCGCAATCAGACGAATCAGTAACCCAAATCCAACGACGTTCAACGTAAGCATTGGTCTCAAAGAAGAAACGACGGTCGCGTAAAGCACGAGAAAATTCGATGCAGTCATAGATCTGTTCCGAGGTCATGGCCGGGTACTTGACTTGACAAGCCACTTGGAGAGCGTCGATATCACCTTCAGAGTAATCGGTAGCGCGATCCATGAAAGAGCGGTATAACTCCTCTCGGCTGACGGTGGGCTCAAATACGCGAGCTATGTGCTTTAGCGCAGTGCGAACGGGGTCAACAAGCAAGCGGTCGCCGATGAGCAATCGATTCGCGTGCTGGGCAACTGTGTTGACTTCGCACTTCCAGATGAGCTTACGCATAGAGGGCAGACCGGCGTTGATATGCTTTCGCAATGAAGCGAGGAAGCCTGTCCAGTCGTCGCCCTTTTGCGTCCCGAATGCCGTCAGTGCGTCCTCATAAGTGTTGCAGATACCAGTAAGCATCATGATGCAATTGCGGAGGAGAGTGAACGGATCGCCGGAACCGAGGTTGAAACAGAGCGTGGCGCGCAGATACGTCGAAAACTGACTCTTGACGCGGTATTCACGGCAGTACTGCAAGTAAAGCTCGATGACATCAGCGTCGACGCCGCAATCGGCCAAGAACAGGCAGAAGCAATACAGAGTCGGCAGGGAATGCGTGCTGTCTTGGCGCGACAAGTCGAATGCGACGTTACGCTCGCGAATGCGATCGGTTATACCGAGTTTGTTCCACATCGCGCTCAGCTCGTCATCAGTGTAGCCAATATCCAAGATCATGTCTTCACGAATGAGTGCGCGCGCGTTAATAGTGGCGCGGGCACAAGCATCGGCGAAAGTCGCGAAGAAAGAAGGTGTATTGGCGATGACGGGTTGCGAATAGGGCAGGGTAGCGGCGAATCCGGCGACGGGCTTGATCTTAGTCTGCGTCTTGTTGAAAAACGAGGCAGTGAAACCGTGACCGGAGACACCGAGAGG